CGGTGAGATCGCCGCCAACGTCACCGACTTCCTGCGGCCCACGTTAAGCGCGCCTCCGACGCGCCTGGATGTGCACCACGTTGCCCGAGCTCACGGCGTCGAGCCGGTCGCCCAGGACCTGCAAGCGCCCCTGGCGGTGCAGGATTGCACCCAGGCCGCGCTTGACCCAGTACCGCATGCCCGAGTAGCACTGCTTGCACACGCCGCGGACGGCCGCCTCGTTGGTGCAGCTGCCGATCGAGCACACTTCGCGTTTCTTCGTCATCAGTCCCTCCAATCGATGCATGAGTGCATCCCACTGCGCGCTGCGACGCGCAGGGAGCTGGACTCAGCTGTTGAACCAGCTGTCCTCCGCCGGGGGCTCATCCCGGGCGATGTCGCCCGTGCGGTAGCCGTCCGCGTCCTCCTCCTCGAACAGCACCGCCTGGGGCGGCTCGTCGTCCACCTTCGCGGCCTTCTTGTGGACGCTCCCCTGGTGGTCCGGGTCGTCATCCGGCACGACCACGGGGGTGATGCCCTTGGCCTCCAGCGCCTTCATCGCCTCGAAGTCGGCCGACTGGCTGACCGTGACGATCTTCTCGATCGCAATCGGCTTGAACATGGTGATGACGCCCTTGCGGGTGACCTGCACCGGGTGGAAGTCATCGAACGCCTCGGGGACCGGGAAGCCGCCGGCCTCCAGCAGCGCGCGGTACTCCGTGCGCTCCTCGTCCGTGCACTCGCCCCAGGGCACCGTGCGCGTCACCGCCTTCGGATGCGCGACCAGCACCCAGGTCTCGCCCAGCTTGAAGTCCTTGGGCACGGCGGGGATCCGCCGGCTCACGCCCATGCTCGCCGCCTCGCGCATGAAGTCATCCGCCTCCGGGTAGAACGTGCCGCCGACCCAGATCAGCCCGCACTTCTCGCCGAGCGCGGCCAGATTGCCGGCCGGACAGCTGACGCAGCTGCGGTCCATGACCACGTCCAGCGTCGTGACCTTGCCGAGCTCGCTGCAGGGCTTGGCATCGGCCAGCAGCTGCGCGGGCTTCACCCACTGCCAGCCGCGCGTCTGCTTGATGCCGGCCGTGCACACCGGGCACACGTGCAGCTCCAGCGGCAGGCGGCCGCAGGGGCGGCCGAGGTTCCCGCTCACCATGTACAGGCCGCCCACCTTGCGGTAGCCGCAGCCGCGTTTCTTCTCAACAGCCATCGTGATTCTCCTTCGATGCTAAGTGCATCCCAGGGCGCGCTGCGACGCGCCCGGAGCGGCACTCAGGCGAAGGCCTCCTGGGCGCTCGACACGCTGTCCACGATCGCATCGAAGTCCGCATTGCCGCAGTGCCAGTCGCTGATGAAGTCGATCCCGTTGCCCGGCACTACCATCACGCCGTGGTTGCCCCAGGTGATGTTGTGTCGGCGCGTGAAGTGCACCGTGGGCGCGTACATGTCGTAGTCGGCGAAGATCTTGTGGACCTCGTCGTTGGTCAGCCCGCGCGCAATCGCCTTGGGCGGCTGGCGCGTCGTCCATTCGAGCACGGTGCCGTCCGGCTCGGCGCTCGTGGCGAGCACGTAACTCTCGCCCGTCCACACCGCGGCCGGCAGGAACCCGGCGACGCGCAACTTGTTGAGCAGCGCATCGAGGATGCGGCGCTCGGTCGGGAAGCTCGGTACGTTGCTCACAGGGCACCTCCGCGGCGCTGCACCTTCACCCACGCCTGGGACTCGTAGTCGAAGCCGGTCCACTCGGCGCGCGGGTTCTCGTTCGGGTCCGAGTCCCAGCCGCCGCGCACGCGGATCGCGTCCAGGCGGATGTCGATCTCGGCGTTGTCGATGTTGGTGTTGGCGAGGATCGCGGTGATGGCGAGCAGGCGATCGAGCGGCAGCTGCCCGCTGATGTGCAGGAACGCGAGGCAGTTGGTGCGGATCTCGATCAGCTGCATCGGCATGCCGTACGCGGCGCGGCAGCTCTCGTTGTCGAGGACCACGGTCAAGCCCACACCGGGCACCTGGCGCACGATGCGGAACTCGATCTTGCGCCCGTCGGTGGTCTCGCCGCGCTTCACGTGCAGCGCCGCCAGGCGCGCGTCCTCCTCGTCCTTGATCGTGCAGTAGTCGAGCCAGGGGCGCTCGGCGGGCCCGTTCTTCGACTGGATCACGTCGTACTTCTGCCAGGCCTGGAAGTAGGCGCGCGGCGGGTCGCCGAGCGGCGCGAGGAGCGCAGCGTCAGCGGGGGTGAGGGTGGTGGCGTTCTTGGTCATCGGTCATCTCCTCGGGGCGGAATTGCCCCAGCCCCAAGGATAACCGCAAGTACTTGCGCTTGGCTAGTGCTTTTTGTCTGGGGGCTCAGCCTGTTGCAGCCACTGCCAGGCCCCCTGGCGCTGGTACTCCGCCCAGGCCTCGTAGGCGGCCTTGCGGGCGGCCTGGCCCTCGGGGGCGAGCGAACCCCCGTGGGCGGCATAGCGGGCCGCCAGGAGCGCCTGGCGGGCCAGGAGGCCGTGGTGGTGCGCCTGGTGCAGCTGGACGGTCAACGTGGCGAGCTCGCGGCCCAGGGCGGCCTGGCGGGCCTCCTGCTGGTCGTGGTCGATCTTGGCTAGCGCTTCGGCGTAGTACTTGCCGGCCTGGTAGCGGCGGTTCCAGAACAGGAGCAGCGCGACCTCCGCCCCCAGGACGAAGCAGCCGGCGCCGATCGCCAGGGCGTAGACCCAGCTCACAGCAGCTCCAGTTGACGTTCCGGGGGCGGCGTCGGGTTTGGTTGCCCGTGGCCCAGGGGCTTGCCGGTGAGCGGGTCCAGCTGGTGAAACCGCGCCCAGAAGCAAATCTTCACCCCATCGCAGGGCACCGCGATGGGGCACTCATGGCGCTCCATCAGAAAGCGCTTGAGCAGCGGGCAGATCATCGCTTGCGCCGCCACTCGTTAGCCTGCTTGCAGGTGGCGAAGTGGCTGATGTGCTTGCCCCACTTGAACTCCTCGTCATCCGGCTCGACCGTGTCCGCGTTCACCGGGTTCATCTTGCCGCTGCCCGGCATCGGCAGCCAGATGATCGGGTCCTGGCACGAGCGGCAGTGGCTGATGCGCGCGCGGTGCGACGCGAGGGTGGCCTCGCCCCAGGTGGTGCCCATCAGTGCGCCTTGATGCGCGTGGCGCGGCGCACGTGCTCGACGCAGATCGGCATGCGCTCGGCGACCGCCTTGTCGTAGTCGTTGAACGGGTTCACGAGCGAGACGTGCAGCACGTCCTCGTCGTAGGCGACGACCCAGTGGTGCACGCCGTTGATCTCGATCCCGGTGCCGGGCGGGAACTCCTCGACGAGCGCGCGGATGGCCGGCGGACGGGTCGCGAGCCAGGTCTGGAGCGCCTTGTTCTCCTTCCAGCTCATCGATCCTCCACCTCGACCGGCACGTGCTTGAGCTCCTTGTACGCATCCGCCGGGATCCACACGTGCCCCTGGTCGGCGGAGATCACGCACCCCTCGAACAGGCCCCACTCCACCTGGTAGCCCGAGCGCGCCCACTTCTGGTGGCAGCTCGCCGAGGTCGTGAGGATGCCGCCGATCACGAACACGAGCACGATGACGAGCGCGGCGCCCCAGCCCCAGAGCAGGTCGGCAAAGTCACGGTCCACTGATCTTCTCCCCGCAGCGGTAGCAGGTGACGATCGGCTCGCTCTCCTCGCGGTGCTCGACGCAGTACGAGCGGCAGCCGCACTTGAAGCACACGAGCGCCGGCCAGGCATGCTGTGGCTTCACTCCGGGAGCGGGCTGTCGGGTGTCATCCCCAGGTCTTGGCATTTGAGTTGTCTCCGGCCGCGCACGGCGGCGGTTGAGCGCATCCAGTTGCGGAACGTCTTGTCGAGGCACTCGCGTTTGCGCAGGCCGCCCGTGCCGTAGTACACGCGCCCGTTGGCGATTTCAAACACACACCGCGGGGGCGCCTTCGTCAGCCGCGGCAAGTACCAGCCGCGGCGCAAGAGGGAGCGGAATTGCCCCACGGTTGCCGGTGTGTCACCAATGCGTACGCTCACGGTGGTCATGAGTCGAGGTGCCGCAGCGGGCCGGGCTCGATGACGAGCTCCTCACGCTTGCAGCCCATCATCTCGGCGAGCAGCGTGCCGGCGAGCTCGATGACGAGCGCCTGCCAGCGCTCAAAGAGCGCCGGGTACGAGTCCGCCACCCCGCACGGGATGGTCGAGAGGATCAGCTCCGGCGGCTCCCCGCGCACGCGTGCATCGGCGGCCACGCTCGGGGGCGGCACGAGCACCGCCTCGTAGTGGATCCCCGCGGTCGACTTGGGCTGCCCGACCGCGCGGATGCCGATCGCGAAGAGCGCCTCGGGACCCACCGCGACGGTCACTTGCGCGCCTTGCCGGCCGGCGCCTTGGGCGGCGGGGGCTGCGGGTCGCGCTTCGGGCGCAGGACGGCGGAGACCGTGGCGAAGCTATCCGGGAACTGCTCCTTCAGGCGGTTCCAGGTCTCGGTGGCCAGGAACTCATCGTGCCGGATCTCCTCCCAGATCGACTCGATGCCGCCCCGGCGGCCTTCGATCGCCGCCTCGTGGAACTCCTGGATGGCGTCGGCGATCTTGCCCTCCGCGATTACGAGGGCTTCCCCGGTGGGCTCGGCGGCGGGCTGCTCGGCGCGTCGTCCGTAGGCATCCCGAGGGCGTCCATGAGCTCCGTTGCCAGGAAAGGCATCGCGCGTCGCACCGACCACGGCTCGCTCAGCCAGCTGGTCTTCCGCCGACTGGAGGTGACTTGTCTCGCCAGGATCGAGCACCAGGCGTGTGCCCTTTGCAGGCGCGGCGGGGGCGGGCTGCTTGGCGGCGCCGCCCTTCTTGCCGCGGATCTGCTCCGCTTCGTGCCCCTCCGCCCGGTTCGCATCGTCATCCTCCTCGGCGGCGAGTGAGAGCAGGAGCGTCGCACCTGCGCGCCGCGCGTAGGTGAGCGCGGAGTTGTACGCCTGCGGGCCCGCCTCGGCCGGGAAGATCGGCGTCATGTTGAAGCGCTCGCCATGCTGCCCGAGGAGCGTGGTGCGCACGTAGTCGGCCTTCTCGCCCTTCACGATCGCCTGGGTGAGCGCGAGGCCGGCGGCGTTCAGCGCCGGGAGCGTCGCCTCGAAGATCACGTCGAGCGTCGCGTAGGCGAACTCGTACTCGCCCCCGCTCTTCATGCGCACGCGCACGGTGCGGTTGCGCTTGATCGGGGTGAACTGCGCCTGCGCCGCGGCGAGCTGCACGGCGAAGAGACCGGCGCGCTCCTCCTCGCGCAGGCGCTTCGTCTCGTCCATCTGCGCCAGCCACTGGGCCGGCAATAGATCGGTGCTGATTTTTACGGGGTTTGCGCTCGCGGGGCTTGTCGACTCGTCAGCCATGTCCTACGCTCCGGTTCTTGGTGTCTGGATCAACCGACACTATAACCGCGCCGCCGCAAATTTGAAGGGCCACCGTAATGAATTTCGACTCACTGACGGAGCCGGTGACCATGTCGCATGCCAACGCAGTCACCGCGCTGCGGATTGCGAAGGGCTGGCTGCGCGAGATCAGTCGCGAGACCGGCGTCAGTTACCTCACGCTGCGCGCCATGGCGCAGCACGGCCTCGACCCGCGTGCCGAAGCCCTGGAGAAGATCTCCTCCTGGTTCACCGAGAACGGTGTGCCCGATTGTCACCCGCTGCGTTACCGCGCGCGCCAGCGCAAGGCTGCTCAGTGGGCGGAATCGGCATGAAGAACGGCGGCTACATCCTTCTCTGGAAGAGCCTCCTCACCAAGCCTGACTTCCTCAAGCTGGTCAAGCGCATACAGCTCGCCCACGCCGAGTCGCGCGCGGCCGCCGAATCGCAGGCGCTAGGCTACCTGACGAAGCTGTGGCTTGTAGCGGACTCGCACATCCGCAGCGACGACACACTCGACCTCGGCGCCGATGACGTAGACGAGCTCCTCGGGGTCCAGGGTATCGCGCAGCTCCTCGGGCCGAACTACCTTGAGATCCTCGACGCGAACTGCGTACGCCTTCCGAATTGGCTTGACCATAACGGGGGCCTCGCGAAGAAACAGGCACGCGCCGCCGCGCGCCAGGAAAAGCATCGTAACGCAGTAGCGTTACAAGATGAAACGCAGGTGCGTGACATGGTGCAACGCTCAGGCGCCACCTCCCTGCCCTGCCCTGCCCTGCCCTCCCCTGCCCTTTTTAAGACTCCCCCAACCCCCTCAGACGAGGGGGCCCCGACCGCCAAAAGGCGACGGTACGGGAAAAGAGCGAAAAACCTGGAGCGCCTGGCGGCGCTGATGACCGGGATCGGCAAACCCACCACGTGAGCGAGGAGAGCCCCCATGCCGAGCTGCCCCTGCTGGTTGTGCACGATGACGCGCGCGAGCGACTCGACCTCGCCATCTACCGCAGCTACGCCGCCTTCGCCGCCCGCGGACTCACCCACGCCCGCATCATCGCCAAGCGCCTGGAGCGCGGACGAGCAGAGCCGCGCCCTGCGCACGCTGATCCTGTGGGAGCACCTGCGCCTGCCGCTCGTGCTCCTCGTCGCGCTCGCCGCCGGTAGCCTGTGGGCGTTCGCGCTCGTTCACCTGTTCACCCCGTAACCACCGAAGAGGACTGCCACCATGCAAGATTTCAACACTGGCCATAGCGGTATCGCGAACAACCTGGCCCAGGCCGAGCGCCCGGCTGAGGTTCCCCGCCTGGAGCGCGCGGCCAATCGCGTCACCGCGCTCGTCGATGAGCTGGAGAAGATGCTCCTGGCCGGGCACACACGCGTCGATGTGTTCGCCGGCCCGGCGGAGACCACGGGCGCCATCGAGGGCGGCCCGCCCGATGCGCGTCTGCTGCACAAGGTCCCCCAGGACAGCTCGCACATCCGCCGCATCGAGGACGCGCTCAATCGCCTGGAGGGACTCACCCACCGTGGCCTGCGGACGCTCGTGCAGCGTCTGTATCAGCTGTGATCGCCGGTGGCTCTGGGCGTCGTCAACCGCGCGCACCTCGGGTGTCCGTTTCCCCTGAAACGCGCCTACCCGAATCGACGCTTCGCGTTGATGGTCGCCGCGCGGCAGCAGGCCCGCGATCCGAAGCGCCCGATGCTGCGCCCGTACAAGTGCGCCTGCCGCGCCTGGCACCTCACCAGCCGCCAGGGGGATGGATGGTGACGGTCGAGGGCCACGGGCAGTGGCGCATCGATGCGGTGCCACCGTGAGCTCCTGGGCGGTCCCCAAGCCGCGTCCCGTGCCGCTGGAGGAGGCCGAGGCGGTCGCGTTCTACACCTGGTGCACGGTGACGCGCTGGAACGGCATCCCGCTGTCCCAGGTGCTCGTCATGATCCCGAACGGGCAGAAGCTCGGCGGCACCGAGCGGCAGCGCAACTTCGCGATGGTGCGGCTCAAGCGCCAGGGCTTCCAGGTCGGCGTAAGCGACTACTTCCTGCCGATCCCGATCGGCCAGGTCGGTAACGGCGGCGCGGCGGGACTTTGGATCGAGCTCAAGCGCCTGAAGGGCGGCCGCACGTCCGATGAACAGGCGGTGTGGCTGCTGCGCATGGCACACCTGGGCTACGCCGCACGGATCGCCAGGGGCTGGGAGGAGGCGCGCGAGATCGTCGGTCGCTACCTGCGCGACTCGCCCTGGCCGGTGCTCACGAGCGGCGGGCAGCCGCCGGAGGGCTGGGTATGAGGGCGCTGTGCTGGCTCCTCGGGCACCGCATGTCGCACCTGTGGAGCCCGGTGGTGCGCGAGACCCCGACCCACCGCACGCACTGGTTCACGCAGTTCTGTGTCCGCTGTCCCTACCAGCTCGCACCGGTGTTGCGGGTGGTGCGCAAGGAGAAGTTCGATGCCGAGTGAGTCACGGCGGCGCCTGGCGCCCACGATGCGGATGGTCGATGCGCTCCTGGATCGCTGGGCCGCCTGGAGCCGCGGGGAGCTGGAGCGCTTGGGGCACGGCAAGTCGATGTCGCAGAAGCTCATCGAGTGGCACCGCATCGGGGTCGCCCCCGAGAGCTACAACAGCCTGCGCGCGAACATCGATTGCCCGGACGGGGTGCTGCTTATCGACCGCCTGGTCGGCAAGCTGGAGCATCCGCAACATGATGCGCTGTGCGAGCAGTACTTCACCTACGCGCCCCTGGAGACCAAGGCGCGCAACTGCGGGCAGAGCGAGAGCGCGTTCCGGCGCAACGTGGACCGCGCGCTGCACTCGATCCGGCACGCGCTCGCGGTGTTGGAAGTGCGCTTCGACGTTGATGTGAACATTAAAACCGTATAGCTTGCGCATGCGTCGAGCTGTCCCCCGAGGGCAGCCCGCTACGTTTCTTCCACAGCAAGACCTCAGCCCGGGCCTTAAAAACCCGGGCTTTTTGCATTTATGGCACGCCTCACACGCAAAGCCCGCGCCAAGATCCCGAGCTCGAAGTTCGCCGGTCCGGGGCGCAGCTTCCCGATCGAGGACAAGGCGCACGCGATCGCCGCGGAACGCCTGGCGCCCAAGAGCCGCAACGCCGGCAACATCAGCACGACCACCATGGAGGCGATCGTGGCGCGCGCCAAGGCGAAACTCGCCAGTCGGGGGAAGTGAGATGCCCAAGCAGTACGAAGCGATCCGCGACAAGCTCGCCAGCGGTGGCATGGACCTCAAGGACGCGAAGAGCCACGCCGCCCGGATCTACAACGCCGCTCACCCGAGTGCCCCGGTGACCGGCAAGATGGAGTCGCTCAAGGGCAAAGCGAAAACCCGCCACGAGCGCTACGGCGCCGGCACCTTCAGGAGATCACGCTAATGGCAGCCCGCTTCACCCGTGGCGACACGATGGCAACCACCTCACGCACCAGCCAGAAGGGCAAGGTCGCCGAACCGCGCACCCGCTCGAACTACCTCAAGTCCGGCTCCACGATGCCCGGCATGCCTGGTGCGATCCGCACCTCGCTGGGATCGGGCACGGGCGGCATCAAGGGCGGCAAGGCGATGCCGAACAAGCCCGTCGGCAACCGCAACATCGGTAACAGCGGGCACGCCCACAACGCCAAGCGCCTCCAGGGCAAGAGCGGCGGCACGATGGGTCCGCGCTCCGCCTGGTTCACGCGCGGCGCCGGCAAGATGGAGAAGCTCGCGGGGACCGCCAAGGCCTTCGGGGAGCGCAAGGGCAGCAAGTCGAACATGTACTGAGCGCCTGGCGCTCACCTCACCCAGGGAGATCTCGATGCCAATCCGCTCCGCCGCCATGGCCGCCGGCACGCCTGCCCAGCAGGCCAACGCGCTCATGGGCACGCCGATCCTCGTCACGCTGAGCACGGATGCGAACGCACCGTCCGGCACCACCCAGGCCAACTCCAAGGCGATCCCCTCCGACATGATGCTGCTCGCGGGCACGAGTGTCGGCTCGGGCACCGGCTACGTGCTGCCCCGCGGCATCGACAACGCCTCCGGCGGCACCATCAGCCCCGGGGACTCCTTCCAGGTGAACAACCAGGGCGGCAACGCTGTCCTGGTCTACCCGAACGCCTCCACCGGCAAGGTGCAGGGCGCCGGTGCGGGCGTGGGCTTCAGCGTGGCCAACAACAAGCAGGCCCAGTTCACGTACATGGGCATCATCAGCGGGGTGGAGACCTGGGCCGCGGACCTGTCGGCCTGATCTGATTCGATTACGGCTTCGCCCACCTCAGACGTGGGGAGCAAAGGGGACTGTCGATGGCTGGACGACCGACCAAGTACGACCCGGTGTACGCGAAGATCGCACGCAAGTGCGCCATGCGCGGCATGACCCGGGCGGAGATCGCGGAGGTGCTGCAGATCTGCCGCGACACCCTGTACCGCTGGACACTGGCCTACCGGCCATTCTCAGACGCCCTAAACGCGGGCACGAGTGTCGCGGATGACCGGGTGGAGCGCTGCCTCTACGAGCGCGCCGTGGGCTACTCGTTCGAGAGCGAGAAGATCTTCTGCTCCAAGGACGGCCTGGTGACCCGCGTGGCCACCACCGAGCACGTGCCGCCGGATGTGACCGCGCAGATCTTCTGGCTGAAGAACCGGCGCCGCGAGGAGTGGCGCGACAAGATCGAGCACGATGTCACGGGCGACGTGATGTACTCGTTCGATGACCCGACCCAACGTCCGGCTGGCTACGAGCGCAAGCCGCCCGCGCCGACCGCGCACTAAGGTCCGCGCCTTCGGCAGCTGGTACTGCCAGCCGCACCAGGACAACCTGTGGCGCTACCTGGAGGCCGGAGGCAAGCGGGCGTGTGCGGTGTGGCACCGGCGTGCCGGCAAGGACGACATCGCGCTGCGCTGGACGTGCAAGGCCGCGCACAAGCGCATCGGCAACTACTGGCACATGCTCCCGCAGGCGGAGCAGGCCAGGAAGGCGATCTGGGAGGCGGTCAACCCGCACACGGGCAAGCGCCGCATCGACGAGGCGTTCCCGCCGGGGATGCGCAAGCGCACGCGCAACAACGAGATGATGATCGAGCTCGCGTGCGGCTCGATCTGGCAGGTGGTGGGCAGTGACAACTACAACGCCCTCGTGGGTTCTCCACCGGTGGGTGTGGTCTTCTCCGAATGGTCACTCGCTGACCCTGCCAGCTGGGCGTACATCAGCCCGATCCTCCTGGAGAACGACGGCTGGGCGCTCTTCCTGTACACCCCGCGCGGACGCAACCACGGGTTCAACACCGCGCGCCTGGCCAAGTCCCGGAGCGAGACCTGGTTCTACGAGCTCCTCACGGTCGAGCAAACCGGCGTCTTCACCGCGGAGGAGATTGCCAACGAACTGGCTGAGAAGCAGGCGGAGTACGGACCGGATCTAGGCGCCGCCTGGATCCAGCAAGAGTACTACTGCAGCTTTGACGCAGCGGTGCTGGGCGCGATCTACGCCCCCTGGATGCGTGCCCTGGAGCGCGCGCAGCGCATCGGCGCCTTCCCGCCGGTGCCCGGGTACGAGATCCACACCGCCTGGGACATCGGCTACGCGGACCACACGGCGATCTGGTGGTACCAGCTGCTACCGGGCCCGGAGGTGCGCCTGGTGGACTTCTACACCACGAGCGGCCAGGGCGCGCAGCACTACGCGGAGATCCTCACCGGCAAGCGCATCAAGGTGCGCGAGGGCAGCAAGCGCTGGGACTTCGAGGGTGACTACGAGGGGCACGAGCACCGCCAGGCCTACGTGTATGGTCGGCACTTCGCCCCGCACGATGCGGCGCACCACACGATCGCGGCCAACGGGCGCAGCTTCGGCGACCAGATGTACGACTTTGGCATCACGCTGGAGGTGCTGGGGCAGGTGAACCAGCGCGACCAGATCGCGACCGCCAGGAAGAGCCTGGAGTACTGCACGTTCGATGCGGTGCGGTGCGCGCGCGGCATCGAGGCGCTGGAGAGCTACCACTACGAGTGGGACGAGAAGCTGCGGCAGCTGAAGGAGAAGCCCCACCATGACTGGAGCTCGCACCCGGCCGATGCGTACGAGATCGTGAGCCAGTCCTGGGACATGCCCGCCGAGCCCCCGAAGGTGACGCGGCCGAAGTTCCTGCACGAGGTGACCGCGGACGAGGTGTTCTTCCCGAGCGACAGCGGCGTGAAGCCGCGCGCCCTGGAGCGGCTCTAGCGTGGGCACGTTCGCGGACCTGGTGCGCGCCGCGTTCCAGTACGGCGCGCCGCAGAGCGAGCAGCAGGCGATCCTGACGCCGCTGATCTCCGTGTTCGGTGGCGCGAGTGGCGCGGTGCCGGCCAGCCCCGGGGGCACGACGCAGTTCCTGCGCGCGGATGGCACCTGGGCGGTGCCGGTGAGCGGGGGCGGCGTCGGCTCGGCGATCATCAACGTCCTCACCGCCGACTGCATCTACACCAGCTCGACGACGCTGGCGAATGCGGGCAACACGAGCGGCAACATGCCGATCGTGACGGTGCCAGGCCCGGGCACCTACCTGATCGATGCGCTGCTGATGGTGTACGAGCCCACGGCCGGCACCGGGGGCGCCAAGTGGAACATGAACGCCGGGAGCGCGCCGGTGAGCGCGTTCGCGGTGAACGGCAACGGGCTCATTAATGGCACCTTCACCGACATATCCTCGATCGTCCTGGCGATGACGACCTGGGACTTCGCGGGGGTGACCACGGGCATCGGCAATCCGAACCCCTGGCGCGTGCAAGGCTTTGTGACCTTCAGCGGGCCCGGCACATTCGGCTTCCTGGCCGCGCAGCACGGTGTCAGCGCGAACCCGACGCACTTTACGGCCGGCAGCTACCTGCAGCTCACACAGGCGATCTGACATGACCGATGACCCAATCGAGCCGACCTGGGCGCGCCCGGGAATGGTGGAGGTGGAGATGCAACGCGTGAATGAAGCCCAGGGCGGTCACCTGCCCGAGAACAATGTCCCGCCGGCCAAGGCGATCCCCGGCACCGCGCACGAGGCCGCGCAGCGTGGCGGAGCCCGCTAGCTTTGAGCCGCACCTGGTGCAGTGGCAGATCGTGCGCTTCGCGCGCGACGGCACCTACGTGCGCCACAGTGAGGGCGCGCAGACCGTGTTCGGCTTGAAGCGCGCGCGCCAGGTCGTCAAGGCGCTGCCCAAGGGCTGGACGATTCGACACACCGCGGACGCGTTGCTCGCGCCGCCCAAGGAGAAGTGAAATGCCTGCACCTGGCGCCCTGTCCGTCGGCCGCCCCGTTACCCCGGCCACGGGCTCGATCAAGAGCGTGCTCGCGCGCTCGGGGCAGCTGCTCGGGTTCTACGCCCCGGCCACCACGACGATCGTGCTCTACGATGACAGCACGACCGGCGGCCTGAACCAGATCGTCAGCCTGAGCGCGTGCGCGGTCGGCTGGAACGCCTTCCCGGTTGACCTGCTCAATGGGCTTGCCGTGAACGTGGGCGCCCAGGTCACGTTCGTCGTCGTCTGATGGCTGACCAGATCCGCATGATGGGTGGGCTGGAAGAGCCCACCGTCCGCAAGTGGAAGGCGGAGATCGAGGACTACGAGCGCCTCACCGACAAGTGGCTGCGCCGCGGGCGCAAGATCAAGAAACGCTACAAGGACGAGCGCACGCCACGCGAGGAGGCGATCACCCGCTTCAACCTCTTCTGGGCGAACGTGCAGATCCGCATGGCCGCGCTCTACGCGCGCAACCCCAAGGCGGTCGTCGAGCGCCGCTTCCGTGACCGCGACCCCATCGGCCGGGTGACCTCCGAGATCCTGGAGCGCGCGATCCAGTACACGCTCGATGCGGTCAACGACACCATGCGGCTGAACCGCCAGGCGATCCTGGACTTCGAGCTCGTCGGCCGCGGCACCACCTGGATCCGCTACGTGCCGCACTTCGCGCACAAGCCCGCCCGGGACACGCCCGAGGACGGCGACGATCGCTCGGTGACGGCCGACACGAGCTCCGGCCCGATGATGGGCGGCCCGACCGCGGATGACGTCCAGGCCCCGCACGCACCGGCGGACGAGCTCGCGACGCAGGGCGCCGGCACCACCAATGACGCGGACTCGGAGGGGGACGAGGACCTCATCGAGCACGAAGAGACGAAGATCGACTTTGTGAACTGGGAGGACTTCGGGCACACCTGGGCGCGCACCTGGGACGAGGTGAATGGGGTCTGGCGCAAGGTGTACCTCGACCGCGAGGAGCTCCTGGAGCGCTTCGTGAAGCCCGGCGGGCGCCTCACCAAGAGCCAGGTGATGCAGATCCCGCTCGACTACTCCCCGCGGCAGCTCTCGGACGTGAAGATCCCGATCACGCGCAAAAAGGCCGTGGTCTACGAGATCCACGACAAGCACAAGCGCAAGCGCATCTGGCTGGTGAAGAACTACCCGCGCGTGCTCGATGAGCGCGGCGACGATGAGCAGCTGAAGGACTTCTTCCCGTGCCCGGCGCCGCTCTTGGCGAACCTGGCGAACGATGACCTCATCCCCACGCCCAACATCGTCCACTACCAGGACCAGGCGAACGAGGTCGACGAGCTCTCCAGCCGCATCACCTCCATCACCAAGGCGTTGAAAGTGGCGGGTGTGCGCGACACCTCGGCCGAGGGCCTCGACCGGTTGCTCGCGGAGGGCACGGAGAATCAGCTCGTGCCGGTCAACGGCTGGGCGGCGCTCAAGGAGAAGGGCGGGCTGAAGGGCAGCTTCGAGCTCCTGCCCATGGGGGAGATCGCCGAGACGCTCGGCTTCCTGCGCGACCAGCGCTCGGCGGTGATCGACGACATCTACCAGCTCACCGGCATCGCCGACATCGTGCGCGGCATGACCGACCCGGATGAGACCGCGACCGCGCAGCAGATCAAGGGGCGTTTCTCGGTGCTGCGCATCCAGGACGCGCAGCAGGACGTGCAGCGGTTCTGCCGCGACCAGGTGCACATCATCGGCGAGATCATCGCCAAGTACGACATCAACACCTTGAAGGCGATCAGCGGTGTCAAGCTCCTCACGGCGCCCGAGAAGCAGCAGCTCCAGTTCCAGCTCGCCCAGCAGCAAGCCGCTGCACCGCCACCCGGACCTCCCGGCCAGCCTCCGGCCCCAGGCGCTCCAGGTGCCCCCGGCGACACCGCGCCCCACCCTGGCGCGCCTGCGGGCACGCCTGGCGCGGCACCAGCACCGTCGCCTGGTGCGCCGCCTCCAGGCGCTCCTGGACAGCCTCCGGTAGCACCCCCGATGGGTGGCGGCATGAACGCCGCCGCACCCGCGACGCCGCAGACGCCCGCGCCCGGCCAGGCCCCGCTCTCGCCGGACAAGATGCAGCTCCTGGAGCTGCCGACCTGGGAGGACGTCGAGGCGCTGCTCAAGAACCCGGTGATCCGCGAGTTCAAGCTCGACATCGAGACCGACTCGACCATCCGCATGGACGAGGACGCGGAGAAGCAGAGCCGCATCGAGCTCATGACCGCGGTCGGGGGCTACATGTCCCAGGCGATGGAGGCCGGGTCGCAGAACCCGGCGATCGTGCCGATGCTCGCCGAGCTCCTCATGTTCGTCGTGCGCGGCTTCACCACCGCGCGCTCGGTCGAGCAGACGTTCGAGGACATGATGCACGCCCTGGAGCAGAGCTCGAAGCAGCCCAAGCCCGACCCGGAGGCACAGAAGGCGCAGCTGGAAGCGGACACGAAGCTCAAGATCGCCGCGGGCCAGTCCCAGATCGAGGCGCAGAGCCGCCAGGCGGAGATCGCCGCGGAGACGCAGCGCAACACCGCCGAGCAGCAGGCCCAGGCGATGCAGGCCCGCGAGCAGGCCGCGCTCGATGAGCGCGTCGCCAGCATGAAGGCGCGCCTGGATGCCGCGGTGCAGACGCACCTCAAGGAGATGGAGCTGTCGTTCGAGGCGCAGAAGACCGAGTTCGAGGCGGCACACGAGGAGCGCATGTTGCGGCTGAAGTCACACTTCGAGGCCGCCCAGCAGAGCCGCGAGCTCACCCATGCCACGCGCGAGGGCACGAGCGAGCGCGCCAACACGCGCCTCGTGGCCAACTCCAAGGCGCAGCAGAAGCCCAAGAACGGTAAAGGAGCACACGCATGATTACGCTCGTCCTGATTTTCATCATCCTCGCCGCGTTCGCCTTGGTGTGGTGGGGCATCGGCCGCCTGGCGGTGCCGGAGCCGATCAAGACCGTCGTGCTCGTCATCCTCGGCCTCGCCGCCCTGGTGACGATCTACAACTACGTCGCGAGCCACGGCCTGACCCTGCACTGATGCCGACGTACGAGTTCGAGTGCGCCAAGTGTCGGCGCCGCTTCGATGAGGTGCGCCCGATCGCCAACCGCAACGACCCGGCGCAGTGCAAGTGCGGCGCGATCGCGGTGCGCGGAATCTTCACCGCGCCGATGGGGCAGCCGGACATCCGCCCGTACATCGCGGTGGCCGGGGATCGTGCGGGCAAACCGATAACATCGCGCCGCGAGCACCGCGAGTTCCTGGCGCGCAACGGCTTGCACGAGGCCGCCGACAAGAAGCTGCCCGCCGGGCGCCTGCCCTTTGTGCCGCCGCCGAAGACACGCGAGTACGTCATCGAGCGCCGTGAGACCATCCGCCGCGTGCTGCGCCAGAGGGTGCCGCTCGCGACCCTTCGTAGAACGACTTGAGGGACTGACCCATGCCACGAGCCGCTGCTGCCCCCGTCATCGATGACGAGGAGCTCGAATCCGAACACGAACCAACGGTGCGCGAGAGCCTGCTGGAGGCACGCGATGAAGTACTCGAACGCGCAGGCGAGGAGCCGACAGCGCCGGAACGCGGCGGCGGTGAGGGCGCTGCGCCTCGTGATGGCAGGGGACGTTTCCAGGGACGACGCGCTGGCGAGGATCCGGCGGGTGGTGGACGAGCTGGAGCGGATGCTGGTGCACGCAGCGCGCAGCCGCCCGCCGACGGTCAGCAGCCTCCCGGCGGTGCCCCGGCCGCGCCTGCACCAGGTGCCGCGCCGGTGCCCGGCGAAGGAGCTCAAGCTACTCCGCCATCGGTCGATGTAGCCCCGCAGGGCTGGAGCCAGAGCGCCAAGGCGCAGTGGGCGAAGCTGCCGCCGGAGATCCGCGGCGAGATCAGCCGGCGCGAGACCGACATCCACCGCATCGTCACCGCCCAGGACGGCGAGCGCCAGGTCGGCCGCGGCTTCGTGCACATCGCGAATCAGTACCGCGACGTCATCGGGCAGGGCGGCGTGCACCCGATCAAGTACTTCGAGGACGTGCTGCAGGTGATGCGGTTCCTGCAGACCGCGCCCATGTCTGAGCGCATCGGCATGCTTCGCCAGATCGCCGCTCGACAGGGCATTGATTATCGCGCCCTGGCTGGTGTCCAGCCGGGGCCTTCTCCTGCGCCCGGCAACGGCGCGACTACACCTGGCGCTCCACCAGCCCAGCCAGCAGTACCTCCCGAGCTCGTCGAGCTCACCCGATGGTTGGGTGGGTTCCGTCAGCAACAGGAGTCCCTGGCAGCTCGGCAGCAACAGGAAGCGCGCGCGGTCGAGGCGCAGATGGAGCAGCAGGTGATGACCGAGATCGACGCCTTCCGGTCGAAGCCCGAGTCGCGCTTTTTTGACCACGTGAGGGACCACATGACGGTTCTCCTCGCGCAAGGTCTGGCAGCGACTCTGGAGGAAGCGTACGACCAGGCCATTCACGCCCGCCCTGACATCCGCGCGATCCTCGACCAGGAGCGCACGCAAGGTCAGAGGGCCGAGGCCGATAGGCGCCAGCGAGCAAACGTGGCGCGCTCTCGCGGAGGTTCGGTGCGTGGCGGCAGTGGTAGCTCCACGCCCAAGGCACCCGAGGACCGAACGCTGAGGGAGGAGATCGCGGCCAACATGGCGGAAGCCAGGGCCCGCATGTAACCCCTATCCACTTCAGGAGACCTCTCAATGGCATTGCCCAACCCGTCGTCCACGATCCCTGAGATCGTGACGACCACGCTGCGCAATCGCACCGGGAAGCTCGCTGACAACGTGACGAAGAACAACGCCTTGCTCTACCGGCTGCGTTCCAAGAACCGTGTCAAGCCTGTCTCGGGCGGTCGCACCATCGTGCAGGAGCTCAACTACCAGGAGAACGGCACCTACAAGCGTTACTCCGGGTACGAGACGCTCAACATCAGCCCTTCCGACGTGTTCACGGGCGCGGAGTACAACTACGCCCAGGCAGCGGTCGCCGTCTCGATCTCGGGACTGGAGATGCTGCAGAACAGCGGCGAGGAGGCGATCATCGACCTGCTCGACTCGCGTATCGAGAACGCCGAGCAGACCCTCACCAACAACATCGCCCTCGATACCTACTCGAACGGCACGGCGGACGGCGGACGGCAGATCGGGGGCATTCAGCTCCTGGTCAGCTCCACGCCCACCTCCGGCATCGTGGGCGGCATCGACCCGTCGGTCTTGTCCTTCTGGCGCAACGTCGCCTTCAGCGCCGTGACGAACGGTGGGACCGCGGCCTCGACCGCGAACATCCAGACCTACATGAACCGGGTCTATCTGCAGCTGGTCCGCGGTGCTGACGCGCCGGATCTGATCGTTGCGGACAACAACTTCTACCGCTATTACCTGGAGTCACTCCAGGCGATCCAGCGCGTCGAGGGGAATGAGCTTGCGCAGCTGGGCTTCCAGACGCTCAAGTACATGAACTGCGACGTGGTGCTCGATGGCGGCTTCGGCGGCGGTGCGCCGGTGAACAGCATGTACATGCTCAACACCAAGTACCTGTTCTTCCGCCCCCACTCGGACCGCAACATGGCTCCCCTGGGCGATGAGCGCTTCGCGGTGAACCAGGACGCGATGGTGAAGCTCGTAGGCTTTGCCGGCAACCTGACCACCTCGAACCGCTTCCTCCAGGGCGCCCTGCTCGCGTAAGGAGACCACCACCATGGGCAAGATCTCCTTCCTGGCTGCACAGGTTCCCGCAGCACCCACGTACAACTGGGGCTTCGCCGATCCGACGATCGGCCTCCTGGACATCGGTTACGTCAGCACCGATGCACCTGGCCCCGGTCCGGCCGCAACCGGCCTGCAGAACGTGGCGACCTCGGTCCTCCCGAAGGCGGTGTTCGAGCCGTTCCTCGGGCAGGTGCGCGCTGCCACTGAGCCCACGCTCGGTGCCGGCGAGTTCATCTACCTGGCCGTCCCGACCTCCACCGCGATCCCACTGGGCACCGTTGTCAGCTACACGCTGCAGGGCGCCAATCAGTACCAGGTCGTGGCGGTCCCGGCCAAGGGCACCTCGCAGGGCACGGGCGTTCCGCTCGCGGTCTGCGTGGCCTCCACGGTCTACAACTCCGGTGCTGGCATCACCAGCAACACCACGCAGGTCCAGTACGCCTGGTTCCAGTGTGGCGGCGTGTGCCAGGCGTTGAAGACCGCCGTCCAGGTGGCCCCCGGTACGGTGGGCGTGTATGTCTCCGGCACCGCCGGGCGCATCTACTTCACGCCGTCCACCAAGGGCCAGGTCCTGGGCAGCCGCCAGGCGAACGTCGCGACGGTCACCACCACGAGCTCGTGCGTGTTGATCTACCTGAACGGTCGCCCGGTCCTGGAAGGCCTGTAAGTCGATGCTCCAGGTCGCCTGTGTTCGCTGGGGCAAGGCGTTCGGCGTCGAGTACGTCGAGCGCCTGCACGACATGGTGCGACGCAATTTGGCCGATGGGACGGTGGGGCGCTTTGTGTGCCTCACCGACGACCCCGAGGCCTTACGTGGCTTGGCGGGGGTGGAGACCCAGCTCCTCCCCGCCGGGCTCACTGGCTGGTGGAACAAGCTCGCGCTGTTCGCACCCGGCACGTTCAATGTTGGTGACCAGGTGCTCTACTTCGACCTGGACACGCTCGTGTGCGGCACGCTCGACAAGCTCGCCGCGCTGCGGCCCGCGTTCGCAATCCTGCGCGATGCGTACCGGCACGATGGGTTCCAGAGCTCGGTCATGTCCTTCGCCGCGGACACCGAGCTCACGACCGCGATCTGGGAGGAGTTCCAGCTGCGCGTGATCGGCCCGATCTTCCAGCCCGACCAGGCGCACCGGTGGGATCCGGCCGCGCACTGGCCTGGTGGCGACCAGGAGTACCTGGAGAAGTTCTTTGCGCGCAGCGGCTACAACGCGCGCCGCATCGGTGGGGAGTGTTGGCCGCCGGAGATCCTGCAGGACCTGCTGCCGGGCGTGCTGCGCTCGTACAAGGTCGAGTGCGTCGCCGATCCGCCCAAGGGCACGAGTGTCGTGTACTTCCACGGGCACCCGCGCCCGCACGAGGTGCTCGATGGTTGGGTGCCGGCAGTGTGGAAGGTGGGCGGCGGGATCGCGGCCGAGCTCGTCATGGTCCCGAACATGCCCCAGGAGACGATCCTCGCGCGCATCACCTCCTGCGCGGCCAACCCGGAGCTCGACTTCCTGGAGTCGAGCGCGCCGCACGATCAGCTCGCCGTCATCCTGGGCGGCGGCCCGTCGCTCAAGCTCGCGCTCCCGCAGGTCTTCGCCATGCAGCGCGACGGGGGCATCGTGCTCGCCACCAACGCCACGGCGGGCTTCCTGCGTGCCCACGGCATGCGGGAAGACGCGCAGGTGATCTGTGATGCGAAGCCCGAGTGCGTGCGCTTCTACCAGCCCGGCGGCAAGAAGCTCTTCGCCTCGATGGTCGACCCGGTGCTGCTGCAGCTCGCCCAGGCGGACCCGGACGCGGAGCTCACCGTGTGGCACCCGCTCACGGAAGGCGCCCCCGGGGTGCTGCCCGAGGGCGTGCCGCTCGTCGGCGGCGGCTCGACGGTCGGGATGCGCGCGATCGCGCTCGCCTGGGGGATGGGTTTCCGCAAGTTCGCGCTCTTCGGCTTCGACTCGTCCTACCAGGACGGGCAGCACCACGCCTACCCGCAGCCGGAGAACGACGGGCAGCGCGTGCTCGATGCGATCCACCGCGGCCGGCACTTCAAGTGCGCCGCCTGGATGGTGCAGCAGGCGAGTGAGTTCCGCGAGCTCGCGGCGCTCATGCTCAACTCGGGCGCCGAGCTCTACGTGTTCGGCGAGGGCCTCGTCCCCTGGATCGCCGCCTCGATGCGCGAGCCGGACGAGGGCTTCATCCAGATCGACGGCACCTGGTGGCCGGCGCGCGACCTGGAGACGCGCCAGGCGGTGCTGGGCACGATCACGGACTGCCGGCTCTACGCGACGCTCCCGAAGCATCGGCGCGTCTGTGTGCAGGCGGGCGGCAACGTCGGCGTGTGGCCGCTGGAGCTCGCCGCGCACTTCGAGCGTGTGTACACGTTCGAGCCGGACCCGGAGAACTGGGAGTGCCTCACGCGCAACCTCGCGCTGCGGCCCGGGCGCGAGAACATCGTCGCGCTCCAGGAGGGCTTGGGCGCCGCGGTCGAGCACGTCAAGCTGCAGCAGGCGGTCGGCAACCCCGGCGCCACGTACGTGGTGCGGGAAGAAGGCGGCGTGTCGATCCGCACGATCGATGCGATGAACCTGCCGCACCTGGATCTGCTCGTGCTCGACATCGAGGGCTACGAGCAGCTGGCGCTAGAGGGCGCCGCGGCCACGATCGAGCGCCATCACCCGGTCATCGTGCTGGAGCTCAAGGGCCTGGGCGTGCGCTACGGTTACACCGACGACTTCACGATCGCCTGGCTGAAGGCCAGGGGTTACACCATCCGCGGGACCGCGCACCGCGACGTCATCTTCACGAGGGACTGACCATGGATATTCCCAGCTTCTCCACCCCGCACCACATCCGCGAGGGCAAGATCCCCGCCTCCGGCGTCGGCACCGTCAGCTACGGGCCCGATGATGAGGGCGCCGGCTTCATGGTGACCTTCGAGGAGGCCGCGCTCTTCATGGAGGCGATGTCCAAGGACGCCGGCTACCCGATCTACCGCACGGAGATCCGCACCACGCTGATCGCCCCCGGCAACACCAAGACGACCTGGGTGCACGCCACCACCGGCCTCGACTACGAGATGGCGGTCGACCCGGACTCGGGCGAGATCCACACCACGTGGAGCGTGCGCGAGCAGTGCGAGAACGGCGACGTCCCGGAGCCCACCAAGTACCCGAAGGCCTGGGCGCGCTTCATGCGCAAGAACGCGAGCTCGATGGACGGCTTCCCGATCGAGGAGTGGGGCGTGGTCACGAAGACCTACGCCCTCAGCCTCAAGGCGCAGAACATCCACACGGTGGAGATGCTCGCCGGGCTGTCGGATGTGAACGCGCAGAACATCATGGGCGGCATCAAGTACCGCGACCTGGCGAAGGCGGCGCTCTCCGAGCGTGACCGCAACCGCATCGTGTCGCGCGAGCAGGAGAACGCCCGCCGGGCCGAGGAGCGCGCGGACGAGCTCACCAAGAAGGTCGAGGCGCTGCAGCTCATGGTCGACAAGCTGACCGTGGAGCGCGAGCGCGGCGGCGTCGATCACGATGACGCACTCACCCAAGAGACGCGCAGCCGCGCCGCCCAGGTGGCGCCGCAGCTGAAGAAGCTGTCCGTGCAGAAGGGCAAGCAGCTCAAGGCCCGCGCCGCCGCGCGTGCCCAGGTGGCCGCGGAGCCACGCGAGGACGAGGCGGCCGCGTAACGACGGAGGTTCCATGTCACTGCTCACATTGGTCAGCCAGGCGTTCTCCGAGATCGGCCTGGGTGTCGTCGCCCAGGTGGTCGGCAACGGGGACGAGAACGTGGTCAAGGGCCTCGCGCTCGCCAACCGCGCCGGCATCGAGCTGCGCGATGCGACCGATGCGGCCGACTACTGGCCGGTGATCCGCAAGCAATTCCTGTTCAACCTGGCGGGGCAAGGGCCCTTCACGGGGACCTTCACGTACGGCTCGCCCACGATCACCGGGATCGTCTTCACCGGCGCCGGGGCGGGCCTGTCAGCGGTGCAGCCGGGCTGGCAGGTGAGCTCGCAGTACGTGCTGCCGGACACGGCGATCGTCTCGGTCAATGTGGGCGCCGGCACCGCGCTCATGAACCAGAACGCCAACACGCTCAACGGCTCGGTCTTCACCACGGCCGTGGACACCGCACTCGCGTTCGGCCAGGAGGCCTACCCGCTGCCGAGCGACCTCAACTACTTCATCCCCTCGACCGACTGGGACCGCAACTTCCGCTGGCAGCTGCTGGGACCGGTGAACGCGCAGGAGTGGCAGGTGCTGAAATCGGGCATCAGCCCGGTGGGCCCGCGCATCCGCTACCGCCTGATGGCGGGGCAGATCTACCTGAACCCCTCCCCCTTCATCCAGACCGGCAACATCGCCCCGGTGACCGACCTCATCGTGATGGAGTACGCCGGGGTGAACTGGGTGGCGCCGGTGGCGACGCCGACCGTGGCGAGCCAGGCGCTCTTCCAGGCGGACACGGACGTGTGCGTCGCATTCCCCGAGGATCTCATCACGTTGTCGCTCAAGTGGCGCATGTTGCGCGCCATTGGCAATAGCTACGCGGAGGAGTTCGAGGAGTACCAGCGCGCGATGAACCGCCGCACGGGCCGGGAGACCGCGCCGCGCAACCTCCCGCTCAATGCGCGCGCCGGGCAGCTGCGCCTCCTTAGCTCGCAGCAGGTACCGGATACCGGCTTCGGTACGTGAAAGTCGACGCGCCCGGGCAGCGCAGCCAGAACAAGGCGACGCCCTACCAGCTCCCCTCGCCCATCGGTGGCCTGAACGCGCGCGACGCGCTGGCCAACATGGACGAGAAGGACGCGATCATCCTGGACAACTGGTTCTGCCAGCCCACCTGGGTGGAGTTCCGCAAGGGCGAGAACATGCTCGCCACCTTCAGCGGCAACGCTGAGACGGTGATGGGCTACTCAGGGATCAAGACCGTCGGCCAGTTCCTCTTCGCCGCCATCAACAATGGCGGCACGTACGGGATCTATCGCGTCGACAACGCCGGGGGCGGCTCACCGGGCGCGGCCGTGATGGGTGGGCCGGGCAACACGCTGCAGCAGCTGCACTCGGCGTACTTCGACTACAACCAATTCGGCAGCGGCAGCCAGGAGTTCCTCTGGGCGCTCAATGCGAGCGGCCAGGACCTGCCGGCGCTGTTCGACGGTTCCACGTGGAACGCCGTCGCCAGTGTCGGCGGCACCTATCAGCTCACCGGCGGACCGGCCGGCGGCACCGATGCGGGCCTGAAGACCCTGAGCCAGGCCGCGGTCTACAAGCAGCGCCTGTGGTTCCTCCAGGACGGCACCTTCCAGGTGTGGTACCTGCCGCAGCTGCAGGCAAGCGGCGCGCTCACGCAGCTGAACCTGGCGGCGGACTTCAAGCTCGGCGGCTACATCATCGCGATGGTCGCGGTGTCGGTCGACAACAGCGCGGGCCTGCAGGACTTCATGGCGTTCTGCTCCTCGATGGGTGAGGTCGTGGTCTACCAGGGCTACGACCCGGCGAGCGTGACCACCTGGTCGATCTCCGCGCACTTCGTCATGGGCCGCCTCTTGGCGCCCGGTCGCAAGGGCTGGACGAAGGTCGGCGCCGATGCGCTGCTGCTCACGGTCGATGGCGTCGTGCTCATCAGCCAGGCGATGCTCACGGACCGCTCGACCACCCGGCAGGCGGTGACGGACAAGATCCGCCTGGGGGTCTCGGAGCAGATCCAGATCTACGGCAACGCGCAGGGGTGGCAGCTGCAGCTGTACCCGTTCGGCACGAAGATCCTGCTGCAGAACCCGACGAGCAATACGCTCGGCACCAGCTTTTTGTGGGTGCAGAACACACTCTCGGGCGCCTGGTCGACGTACGGCCTGAAGAGCTCCAGCTGGAACACCTTCTGCCTGGAGATGCTCGGCGACAACCTCTACGCCGGCCAGGCGGGCGCGGTGAACCAGGTCGACACCGGCCTGGATGACAACGGCAGTGCGATCACCTTCTGGGTGCAGCCGGCCTTCAGCCAGCACGGCGCGCCCGGGCAGAACAAGCGCTGGACGATGTTTCAGCCGATCTTCCGCGTGAACGGCTCGATGCAGCTCTCGCTGAAGCTCAACGTCGACTTTGACCCGACCGCGCCGACCTCCACGATCCCGCTGTCGGCCGGCAACCTCTCGCCCTGGAACACGAGCCTGTGGTCGACGCCGACCTTCTGGGGCGATGCGACCATCATCCTCAAGCCCTGGCTGGGCCTGGCGGGGGAAGGCAGCTATGGTGCGGTGCAGATGCGCATCAGCGCCTCGAACCTCACCTGCCAGTGGATGAGCGCGACGTATCTGCATGAGCGGGGCGGCGTGTTCTACGGGAACGCGACATGAAGCACGTGATCGGCGACCAGAGCGAGCTCGTGGCCAAGTGGGTCGCCGCCGGGATCCCGATGATGGACCTGGGCGACAACGCGTACACGGCGATCGGCCTGGTGGATGCGGCCGGCTACCTGCACGCGGGGGTGGTGTTCAACACCTACACCGGCCCGGACGTGATCCTCTCGATCCGGCTGCGCGACAAGAGCTCGATCACCCGGCGGTTCATCGTGACGGTCTTCAAGTACGTGTTCGGGCAGCTCGGCTGCCAGCGCTGCTCGGCGCTCATCACCCGGCGCAACAAGGTGAGCCAGAAGTTCTGCCGGGCGATCGGCTTCAAGTACGAGGGCACGCTGCGCGAGTGGTATGCCGACGGGCAGGACGCAATCGTGTTCGGGATGCTCAAACGGGAGTGCCGCTGGCACACCATCAATCGACCGCGGAGAAGCACAGATGGGCAATTCAACGGGCGGGCGACCGCCGCCACCGACGGGCGGGGGCCTGCCGGCCCCCGGGACCCCGATGCCGGGAGCGGGCACGGCGACGCCAGCGATGGGCGCGAACGCGGCCCCGGGAACAGCCCCGAACATGGCGGCGCTGCTCAAGGGCCTGCAGTCCCTCGGCGGCCTGAACCCGAACGCGAACGCGCCGATGGCGCAGGCGCCGAACGCGGCGATGCCGGGGGCAATGGGATCCGCCCAGGAGCCGGCCGGGTCCCCGGTCGTGCCGCCGCCAGCCTCGCCCGGGCAGCCGCCCGGGGCCGCACCCAGTAGCGGACCCCTCCCTGGGATGGCGCCCAACCAGAGCGCCCCCTCCGCCATGGGCGCAATGTCCGCCCAGGCGCAGAACCAGGGCCCGAGCGCGATGGCCGCCTCGATGGGCGCCGCGAATGCGCCGATGGCGCAGGCCACGGGCTCGGCCATGCGCCCAGGCGGCCCGGCCGTGCCCCGGCCCCCCGTGCCCGCCCCTGGCGCCGGTGTCCTCCCACAGCCCGCCCCAGGGCCCGGTATGCGCCCGAGCGGCCCGATGCTCGCGCGCGGGCTGCAGAACTACGGGGGGTACCGCTAGATGGGCGGGTTCCTGGACAAGGTGCGCAAGTTCGACCCGCTCGACACGGCGGTCCACAACGCAGTCTTTCCCCAGGGGCCCTCGAACGACTTCTCCGGCTCGCGGCCGCCCTGGTGGGGACCGGTGCAGCCTTCGTTCAACCCGAGCGGCCCGCACCCGCTGCCGCCTGGCGGCAACCGGCCACCGAATCCCGGTCCGGCGCCACTGCCGCCAGGCGCGGTGCCGACGGTCGCCCCGCCTGGTGTGCCGGCCGCCGCGGCCGCACCAGCCGCCCCCCGGCCCAGCCCGCAGCAGTACGCGCAGGGCCTGGCGAACACGCGCTACATGGTCAACGGGCAGATGACGAGCGGGCCGCCGATCGCCGCCGCGGCACCGAGGAGAATCTAGATGGGCAAGAGCGCGCCAAGCGCACCCGATCCGTACCAGAGCGCCGGAGCGCAGTACCAGTACGGCACGGAGGCGGCCGCCTTCAACAAGGCACTGAACGCCACGAACACCTACGGGCCCACCGGCTCGACCACGAACACGATCACCGGCTACGACCCGGTGACGGGCGCCCCGCAGTACGCACAGGTGACGAGCCTCACGGCGCCCGAGCAGCAGCTGCTCACCGGCCAGCAGAAGGGCGGGCTCACCGAGCAGGCGATCGGGCAGAACCAGTCGGCCCAGCTGAACGCGATCACCGGCCAGCCGCTCTACAGCACCGGGCCCGCGGCGAAGATCAACACGACGCTCAACACGTCGAACGTGCCGGGCCTGCCCTCGGGCGCCTCGCTCGATCAGCTCGGCGACACCGCCTACAGCAAGGCGCTCGCGGGCAACATGGCGGCGATCGAGCCCTCGCTCGATAACCGCGAGGAGCAGCTCAAGGCGCAGCTGGTCAACTCGGGCAACGGACCCGGCACGCCGGCCTACGACAACGCCATGCGCGAGTTCAGCGCCCAGCGCGCGAGCGCGGAGGCCCAGGCCGGCGGCCAGGCGGTGACCACCGGGTCGAGCCTGGAGAATCAGCGCTACAACGAGGCGGCCAACTCGAACAGCCAGATCTACGGCCAGGACCTGAACACCCTGGTGGCGCAGAACCAGGCGAGCGGCATGTCCCAGGATGCGGCGATCAAGGCCGCCCAGGCGCAGATCGAGCAGCGCAGCTCGATCGCGAACCTCATCAACGGACTCTTCGGTGGGAGCTCGGTGCAGATCCCCGGCTCTGCCGGCCTGCCCTCGGCGAGCACGGCGACGCCGGACATCATGTCGGCCTTCCAGAACGCCTACACCGGCCAGGTGGCGCAGTACAACGCCAACGCCGGCACGACCGATGCCGCACTCGGCACGGCCGCCACGATCGCCGCGGCGGTCATTTGAAGACCTTCCTGCAGTTCTCCGGCGGCAAGGACTCGATCGCCGTGCTGCACCTGCTGCGCGCGCACTGGGACAAGCTCACCGTCGTGTGGCTCTGCACCGATGCGGCGCTCCCGGAGACGGTGGAGTACATGCGCGACATCGAGGCGATCGTGCCGCACTTCCTGGTGGTGCGCGGCCGGCAGACGATCGCCGAGCGCGGCTACCCGGCGGACCTGGTGCCGAGCGCGCGCACGAAGGAGGCCGCGCTGCTGCATCCGCTCGCGCCCGGGCAGCACCGCTTCCAGTCGAAGTGGGACTGTTGCCTCACGACGATCAGCTATCCGCTGCACGCGGCGATGGTCGAGCTCGGCGCGGAGTGCATCATCCGCGGCAGCAAGAAGAGCGACGGCTTCCACTCACCGATCGAGCCCGGGTCGACCTTCCTGGGCATCCGCTACGAGCTGCCGATCTGGGAGTGGACTGACGCGCAGGTGCGCGAGTACCTGGACGCGAACGGCATCGAGCTCCCGGACCACTACGCGACGATGAACACCGGCCTCGACTGTTGGAACTGCACGGCCTACCTCTATGAGAACCAGGGCAAACTTGCGTACCTGCGTCAACACCACCCGGCGAAGTTCGAGCACGTGCGCGACGTGCTCCGCGATCTCGAACGTGCGACGGATGCGGAGGCGCCGCATTTGCACGAGCGTCTGAAGGAGCTGACATGCCCGTGAGTTACCTGCCCGCCCCCACTGCGGGCGGTGTTATCCCGGCCACGAGCGTCGGTCCCGGCACCGCGCAGCCGGCGGCCATGGGTGGGAGCGGGCTTGCCAGCATGGCGAGCAACCCCGGTCTCATGAAGCTCGTGCAGGCGATGATTGCCGCGAAGAAACGCGCGCCGCCGCCGGTGCCCACGCCCGCCCAGGCGCTCGGCATCGATGCGGGTGGCGTCGCGCTCGGTGGCGCACCGCCGCCTGGTCAGATGGGCCCACCGTAGGAGCGCTCCGTGCCTGACTCACCCACTGCACTGCCGATGCTGCCCCCGGGCGTCGACCCGGCGGACTACTACGCGCAGATGCGCAAGCAGATGATGGCGGAGGCGCTCACCAAGCTCTCGCTCAGCCCGCCGCAGCCGGTGAACTACGGGCCGATCCGCTCGCGCCTCACCGCGGTCACGCCGCTCGCGCAGATGTTTGCCGCGAAGCTAGCGGGGAAAAACTTCGATGAGATGGCGCAGCTGGGGACCAAGAACCAGCTGGGCATGCTCAATGCGTTCTCGAACGGCGCGGGGGGCGGAGGCGGTGATCCTTCGTCGGCAGTCCCTGATGGTGGTGCTCCAAGCCCGCCTCCCGCTCCCTCACCCGAGCCGCCACCCAACATCGCCCTGCCCCCGGACCAGATGCCGCCGCCCCCAGCCCCGAGTCCCGGACCCCCTCCGGCCCCGGTACCTGGTGCCGCGCCAAACATGCCCGGGGGTGGGGTGACCCCACCGCCTGGTCCGTTCCAGGGGCTGAACCCGCTGAACCTGCACCCCGCGCTCGCCGCGGCGACCTACATGCGCGACCCGGCCAAGTACGCCGAGCTCGTGGCGGGCACGCCGGAGTGGCGCACCGCGCTCGCCGGCACCAATGGCAACGTCGCCCAGGCGCAGCACCTGGTCGTCGCGAAGCTCATCAAGGACGGCACGATCGAGCTGCGCCAGGGTGGGGAGGCGATCATCCACAACCCGGACGGCACGATTACCCGGCTGCGCAACCCGAACCTCATCAACGGCGTCGAGCCCACCTACGGGCCGCAGGGCCAGGTGACCGGCTCCTTCGTCATCCCGGGCATGCAGGCCGCGGAGCGCGCGATCGAGTCGGCCAAGCACACCGGCGAGGCGGAAGGGTCGATCCACGACCTGCCCACGCCCGGCGGCAGCCGCCCGCAGTTCGGCCTGGGCGGCATCCCCGGCGCACCCGCCCCGGTAACCCCTGCCGGACCTCCTGGGGCTCCTAATGAGAACCTGCCCACAGGTGCGACGGGTGCGGCCGGCACGGGGCCTGGGGGGTCTGGCAGCCGCCGGTGGTTCGCCCCGCCGGCCGCGCCGAACGCACCCAACGAGCCGGTGCCAGCGAATGTGTCGCCCTGGGTGGCGAAGCTGCCGGTGCGCCAGGATCTCAACGTCGGCCTCGGGCACGACACGTTCGCGGAGAAGCGCATCGAGTACCAGGCGCAGAAGGCGAACGAGCTGCAGGACAAGTACGGGGCGGAGGCCGATCTCGCCGACCAGCGCATGGCCTTCAACCAGATTGTGCTGCAGAACCTGCCGCGCGCCGAGACCGGCCCGCTCGCGGACTTCCTCACCACGATCCGCGCGGAGGCGGCGCAGCTCGGGGTGCCGACCTCGATCATCCCGGGCTGGGCGACCGCGGCGCCGACGATCGAGATGCGCAAGGCGCTCGTGCGCAACGCGATCGTGACGCTCAAGCCCAACTTCGGCGGCCGCCCGGCGGCGAGCGAGTTCCAGGTGTTGAAGGAGGAGGCGAACCCGAGCCCGGAGATGACCGCGCTTGCGATCAAGCGCCTCACCGAGATCGACATGCAGCTCGCCACGATGCAGAAGCAGCGCGCGGCGGACTTTGACTGGGCGATCGCGAACAACAAGGACCCGGCGCGCTTCGAGTCCCTCTACGCCACGCACAACCCGGCGCTGCAGTCGATCCTGCACTTCCTGCACCCGCCGACCTTCGAGCAGCTCCAGGCGGAGAAGGCGCGCCGTATGCGCGCCCCGCCCCCGCCGGCCGTGAGCGCGCCACCCGGAGGAGGGCCCTAGATGGGTGACGACCAGCCCAGCCCGGTCAATCCGAACCCGGACCCGAGCATGTTGAGCGATGACGCGCTCGATGCGGCGCTCCACATGCGCGCCGCGCAGCGCCAGGCGAATGCCGCGGCCGGCACGCACTACCAGCAGGGCGACACCGCGCCCTGGCGTGAGTACGACCCGGCGCGCGACATGAGCGGCGGCGCCCAGGCGGCCGCGGGCCTGGGTGAAGGCGTGGCCAACATCTACCACCACACCTCCAACCTCCTCGGGCACGAGTCCGACCAGGAGCTCGCCGACTGGCAGCACCTGATGGAGCCACTCACCGAGACCCCGGCCGGCAACCTCGGCAGCTTCGCGGGTGAGAGCGCCGCGGTGCTCCCCGCCACGCTTGCCACGGAGGGCGTGCCGGCGATCGCCGAGCTCGGCGCCGCGGGCAAGGGCGCGATCCAGGGCGGCCTGCAGGGCCTGCTGAGCTCCGACCCCGGGCACCGCACCGCCGGCACGACCTTCGGCGCGGTGGGCGGCATGATGTGGCCGGGGATGAAGAGCACCGCCTCGATGCTCGCGCGCGGGCTGCCGCGCACCCCCGCAGCGGGCGAGCTCATCGACCGCGGCGTGCGATTGATGCCCGGGCAGATGAACCCGGACTCGGTGTGGAACAAGATCGAGGAGAACGTGCGCTCGATCCCCGTGATCGGCAACACGGTCGAGCGCGGCCGGCAGCAGGCCTGGACGGACTTCCAGCGCGGCGCGATCGAGGAGGCCGGTGCGCCGGGCTTCCAGATGCCCAACACGAAGGGCATGACCGTCAAGGACATGTTCCACGCCGCGCAGCAAAGCTACGGGCCGCACTTTGATGCGGCGAAGGGCTTCCCGGTTACGCCGCACATCTGGAACCCGGGCGCCAACGTGCCGCTCAAGGATCTGTTCGATGCGGCCGCGCGGCGCGCCGGTGTCGGAGCCACGGCCGACGTGCGCGAGAGCGCGCGCGACTTCCTGAGCGGGCAGCTCGATGCGTTTGCGACGAAGGCGAAGGCGGCCGGGGGCTGGAAGTCCGACGACCTGCTCGACCTGCGCTCAGCGATCTCGGAAGAGATGCGCTCCGCGGGTGCGGATCAGTCGGGCATGAAGTACCGCCAGCTCCTGCAGGCCGCACGTGACAACGTCACCCAGGCGCTCGAATCACAGCTGCCGCCGGATGCCTCGGCCACGCTGCGCGCCGCCACGCGCAACTACCCGAAATTCGCGATCGTGCGCGATGCGATGAAGGCCGGCGGCGACCAGGTGGGCGGCTTCACCCCGAGCCAGTTCAGCCAGGCGGTGCGCACGGCGACCGACAAGGGCGAGTACGCAGCCGGCGGCGGCCTGATGCGCGACTGGTCCGCACCGGGGAAGGAGATCTTCACGGAGCGCAACCCGAAGACCGGCGCGGTCCTGGGCACGCTCGGCGCGCTCGCCGCAGGCGGAGCAGGCGCGGCCGCGGTGCCGCACCTGGGGATCCCTGCACTCGGTGCGGCCGCCGGCATGTACACGTTCGGGCGCCCGTTCATGCGCGGCACGACGCCGCTGCAGCGCTACGCGCAGGCGGCCATGGATCGGGTGGGGAAGCTGACCCCGCCGCTCGTGAAGGAGGGCGTCGATCGCGCCGGCCAGGTCGGGATGGCGCAGGCGCTCATCCGCGCGAAGCGCCGCCAGGGACAGATTGATGACTCGCAGTTAGATCAGATGCCCGGCAACCCAGCCCAGTAAGAGCACGCCGCCGACGATTTGCACGAACCCTGATTCCAGCAGGGCCCAGAGGGCCCGGATGAGCGCGATGCCTATCAACACGTCGAAGAAGATCACGAGGAGCTCCTAATGCCATGGGCTGGTGGTGTCTATACGCGCGGCTACCCGTCCTGGTCGAACGATGCCGCCTCGAACCTGCCGATCTCGGCAACCAAGTTTGACCTAGAAGACAACGACTTCGCGACCGGACTTAACAATTGTCTGACGAAAGATGGCTTAAACGTCCCTACGGGCACGCTTAACTGGTCCCAGACCGCCTCGATCGTCGCTAACTTCTCCCGGGCGAGCGATGGGACGATCTTCCAGCTCTCGCGCACCGCGGGCGCGAACAACCCCACGCTGGCCTTCGTCAATGCCGATGCCACCGGCATGTCGCTCTCGGCGAACCAGGGCGGCCTGTCACTTGCGGTGGGCGGCAGTGGGATCCTCGCGATCCTCACGAGCAAAGAGCTGCAGATCAATGCGCAGTCGGGTAACCGCGCCGTTGATCTGCTGACCGCGACCTACGCCTTCGGCAACGCCACCGACAACCCCGCCTTCAACTTCCAGGGCAGCGGCACGATGACGATCACCGGTGCGGTGGTCGCCGCCACGCTCGCGGTCACGGGCGCCACGGTGCCGGCGAACGGTATCTACCTCTCGGCGGCCAATACCCTGGCGTTCGCCACGAACACGGTGCAGCGCGGCACCATCGGCTCCACGGGCGCCTGGTCGATTGTTGCGCCCACGTCCGCAGTCACCGCGCTCACGATCGCAACCGCCGCCAATGGCGTCGGCATCGTCATCAACGGCATTGCCACGGCCAGCCAGTCCTTCGGCATGACCGTCAACGCCGGCACGAACGCCACCGACTACTCGGCGCGCTTCAACAACCAGGCCGGCGTCGCCCAGGTGCTCATCCAGGGCGATGGGTCCAGCTACGTGCTGCAGCCGAGCGCGGTCGCCGCCGGTCCCGCGAATACCTTCCAGATCGGCTACGTGGATGCGCCGCCGAACACGCAGAACGCCAACTACACCCTGGCGCTCACCGATCGCGGCAAGAGCATCAACCGCACGGGCGCCACCGGGCCCTTCACCTGGACGATCCCGGCGAACGCCTCGGTCGCCTTCCCGATCGGCACCGTGATCCTGCTGAATGTGTTCCCGGGCGTGACGGGCGTGCAGAACGTCGCGATCACGACCGACACGCTGCACTGGATGCCCACCAACACCACCGGTGCGCGCGTGCTCGCCACGACCGGGGCGGCGGCGACGCTGTTCAAGATCACCGCCACGGACTGGTTCATCACGGGCGTCGGCATCACGTGATCGCGGTCCGCCTGCAGCTGGACGGCCGGCGCATTGCGCGCCGCGCCCAGCTCCCCGCCTGGTTGCGCGGGCCCGTGCGCCGTGAGCAGCGCCGGATCCGCCGCATCCGCAGCGGCGGTGCCACCGGGGCGCAGCTTGGCTACAACGCCGCCTTCAAGCCGCTCATCTCGATCCGCAGCGTCTCGGGCACGGAGACCTGCGCACTCGGGGCCACCACGCTCACCTACGAGGTGTGGGGCAACGGCGGGGGCGGAGGCGGCACGCTCGGCTCCGGCTGCGCGATCTCCGCCGGGGGCGGGGGCGGCGGCGGCGGCCAGGCGCGCGGTAACTTCACCGTTACGACCAAGGGCGGGCTCACCTGGACGGTGACGATCGGCGCGGTCGGCACGGCCGGCATCGCCGGGGGCGCGAACGGGGGCACGGGCGCCACCAACACGGTGAACGCCGGCACGATGACCGGCTGGTCGAACATCAGCTGCGTCGGCGGCGGTGGCGGCATCACCGGCGGCGGTGCGGCGGCCGCAGGCGGCACGGTCACCAACGCGAACGCGGGCGCCACGAACACCACCGGCAACGTCGGGGGCGGCGCGGGCACGGCCGGCGGGGCCTCGATCGCCGGCATCGTCACCGGGGATGGGCAGCCGGGCAACCTCTGGGGCGCCGGTGGCAACGGTCACGGCTCGGGCACCACGGGCAATGGCAACGCCGGCAACGTCGGCGCCGCGGTCTTCAGCTACGTGTGATCCACCAGCACTGGCTCGAACAGACGCACGAGCGCTTCGCGATGCTCTACGTGTTCGAGCAGCGCGGCGACACCCTCGGCCTGCATGCGCACAACGCCGACGAGCACCACAACGTGGCCTGCCTCACCGGGCGCATCCAGGTGACGGTGGCCGGCGGCACGCGCTGGGTGCTCATCACCGGGATGGACATGGCGCTCAAGGTCGGTGAGCCGCACGAGGTCACCGCGCTCGACCCGGGGAGCGTGAGCCTGCATCGCTACCCAAACGGCAAGCCGCGCGCATACGCGGACATCACCGAGCGCTATGCTCAGGTGCCGCTTCGGCAGCTGACCTTTCCACTAGGGGACTGACACATGACTGACTTCTCGGAGGCGACGATCGCGGACCTGAACGCCACCTGGCCGTGCGACCCCAAGGCGCTCGTGATCCAGCTGGAGGGCAACGAGCTCGGCATCGTCGTCCAGGCGCTCGGGGAGATCCCGGCCAAACACTCCCGGCGCCTGCTGGAGAAGATCGAGCGGCTCACCCGGGAGCAGACGCTCGCCGTGCGCCGCGCCTACCTCGACGTGCAGGCGAAGCAGGACCAGGAGCGCCTGCAGGCCGCGGAGGATCGCCGTCGCGAGCGCGATGCGAAGCGCGCGAAGCAGAAGGCCGCCACGCCATGACCGACCTCATCCTGCGCCGCGACCCGAGCCAGCACGGCTTCGTCACCTTCGGTGTGCTCTCCCTGGGCGGCTTCCAGACGCTGGAGCTGCCCTTCGTCCCGTGGACGGAGCGCCAGGACGTGGTTTGGGCGAGCGGCACGCCGCCGCCGGACTACGGTGGCGACGGCACGATCGAAGTCGTGCACGCCGGTGGGATGCCGGGGAGGAGCTGCGTGCCGCCGGGCATCTACCAGCTGGAGCGCCACAACACCCCGACGCACCCGTTCACCTGGGCGCTCGTCAACCCGCTGCTGGGCGTGTGGCACGCCCCGACCGATGTGCCCGATGGGCAGAGCGGCCGCTCCGAAATTCTTATTCACCCCGGCAACACCGCGCTCGACTCCAAGGGCTGCATACTGCTGGGCCTAGAACGCACGCACCTCTTCACGACACCAGGGGTGCTGTCGAGTCAGAAGGCCTTCGAGCAATTGAGGGCCAACCTCCCGTGGGTCGACGGGCACACGCTCACCATCATGGGGGAGGGAGCCACCACCACATGAACGCCATCTTCCAGACCATCGCCCAGTACGCCAAGGATTACCCCGAAGGGGTCGCGGTCGTGCTCGGCTACATCGCCTCTTGGAGCGCCTCGGGCTTCCTGGAGGCGTTCACCCCGCTCACCTGGAGCATCCGCTTCCAGCGCCAGCTCGCGCTGCTCACCAACTTCCTGGTGGGCACGGTCGTCTCGGCGACGATCTGGAACGCGCTCACCCCGAAGGACCCGAGCCGCCTGAACCTCGCCATCAGCCTGGTCACCGGCCTGTCCTCGCCCTGGGCGTACATCTACGTGAGCCGCGCGGCCGGACACTTCCTGCCCTGGCTGACTGCCTACAAGAAGCCGCCCACCACCGATCCGCCGACGCCGGCCGAGCCCCCCGTCGTCGAGTCCCCATGATCCCGATCCCGCTGCGCGCGTACGTCATCCTGGGCGTCGTGCTGCTGCTGGCGATCGCCGAGGGCGTGCTGCTCTGGCGCGTCTACCACGACGGGGAGAAGGCGCAGCTGCGCGCCGATCTTGCCGCCGTCACCGCGCACGACCGCCTGGTGAGCGCGCAGCTGAAGAAGGACCACGCCGATGCCGCGACCATCATCACGCAGCTGGGCAAGGACCTGGCGGGCGCCCGTGCGCAACTGCAGCCTCAGCTGCCTTTCCCTCCTCGTCCTTTGCGCGTGTGCGTCGCACGCAGTAGCGACCCGGGACGCCCCGCGCTCGACCCTCCCGCCCGAGCTCAACCCGCCCAACCTGCCCGACCAGGCGACGATCCAGGGGTGCTGGGCGGAGATCAACCAGGTCCTGACATCGCGGCCGACGTGCAAGCGCTTGCGGGAGCAGGTGTCGTCCTCGCTATCTACCGCCAGCGCACCGTCGACTGGGCCTTGAAGCAATCGCAACCACTGCCAGGGAGTCCTCCATGAAGCGTCTGATCTCTGCCCTCCTGCTCGCGCTCCTCGCAACCGTCGCGCAATCGGCCGGCACAACCGCCAATGTGTCCTGGGTGGCCCCGGTGCTCTACACCGATGGCACCACGCTCACGCCGAGCGAGATCGACCATTACACGATCAACTGGACGCTCGGCGGCATCAGCCAGTCGCAGACCGCCCCCGCCGGCACCACCTCCGCGGTCGTGACGGTCAACTGCGGCAGCACCAGCTTCGACATCCAGGTGACGACCACGGCGACCGCGCGCTACCCGAACGCGATGAGCGGGCACAGTGCGCTCGTGCCCTACGCCACCGGCGTGCAGTGCGTGCCGACCCCGCCCACCGGCCTGAAGGTCACCTAATGCGCGCCTGGCTCCTGGTGCTCCTCCTGGGCACCGCGGTCGCCGCTCCCCGGCAGACCGATGTGGTCGTGTGCCCGGGCTACGTCGCCACGGTCTCCTGGAATGCGGACGGCTACCCCGCCGACACGAGCTACAAGCTCTACCAGGTGAACGCGAGCGGCGTGCTCGGGTTCCTCGGCTACGTGCATGGCCTGAGCAGCCAGCAGACGATCACCGCCTACCGCTGCTTCCGGGTGAGCCGCGTGCTCTACACGCCGGCCGCCACGGAGAGCCCGCTCGCCGCCCCGGTCTGTGTGGACATCGCGCCATGGCACGCGCCGCCACCGACGTAGTCCTGGCGGTCATCGCCGCGGCGGTGACGCTCGTGCTCGTGTGGCTCGTGAGTCCCTGACATGCCGCGCGGGTTCGAGTCGCTCGCCGACCTGGTGGATCTGGCCCACATGGGCGCCTCCAGCATCGGGCACGACATCGGTGGGGGCCTCGCCGGCATCGAGGAGCTCGTGCGCACGCGCAATGCGGCGAAGGCGGCGGCGGCGGTGCGCAAGATCCAGGAGAAGAGCTACCGCGGCAGCCCCGGTGGCCAGGCGCTCGCCGGCTCGCTCCCCGCGCTCGCGGATGCGTTCAATCCGACGCACCTCCTGCCCCGGGAGGCCCAGGACGAGCTCGGCACGGAGGGCCAGCGCTTCCACGAGATGTGGGACCGGGTGAGCAGTGGCGCCCCGGCACCCGCTGCCGCCCTGGCGGGGATCGCCGGAGTCGCCGGCCCCGGGGGTGAGGAGCGCAGCAGCCTGGAGCGCGCCCTGGAGCGCATCCCAGGGCCCCAGGAGCCGAAGTTCCGCCGCGTGTACCCGAGTGTGCGCGAGCAGCAGCGCAGCGAGTTTCCGGGGATCTACAAGGACCCACGCCAGATCGCGGACGAGGCCGAGGCGCAGGTCGGCCCCCAGGACCCGCTGCTCGATCGCCTCTTCGGTGTCGGCCGCAGCGATCTTGCCTCGATCGCCGACCGCGCCGGCAACGTGCCCGGACGCATCCCCAACGCCGCGGTGAATCCGAAGGGCTCGGAGGCCGCCTCCAACATCATCACGCCGAGCAACACCCGCCGCCTGGTGAACGTGCTACAGGCGGGGCAGGAGCGCGCACCGCAGCTCATGCAGGGCATGAAGGGCTGGTACGTGCTCGACCCGCTCTACCAGAAGCTGGTCGGCGAATTTGGCGAGGACGAGGGCAAGCGGCGCTTTGACATCATGAACCACCTGATGGGCATGAACTCGCCCAACTCCCCGGTGACGACGGAGATCACGCGCGGCACCGGTGCCAACATGGCGCTGCACCAGGGCGACTGGCAGGACTGGCTGCGCCTGGGCGGGCTGCCGGCGGCCGAGCGCGGCATGCCTGGCTACGAGGGCGTGCCCGGCAGCGTCGGGCACCGGATGACCACCGGGCCGGCGATGGATGCGTACCTGCGCTCGGGTGCGATCCAGATGGACTCGCCCAAGGTCCCGCCGTACATCCAGGCGAGCTCGGTGCCGGACCTGGGCTTCCAGACCGACACGCCGATCGGCGATGCGCACTTTGCGCGCGGCGTGGGCCTGGCGGACACGCGCACCTCCGGCCCGGGCAAGTTCGCCGAGAGCGTGACGACGCCGGAGCTGCAGACGCTGCGCCCCTGGTGGCAGGACGTGGCGTCCCAAGCGGACCTGCAGGCGGTCCCCGGCCAGGCGAGCGCCTGGGGACTCTTTGGCCCGCAGACGGGCGTACGCACGTCCCTGGGGGCGCCCAAGCTGGAGCTCATCGCCCAGCAGGTCGGCAAGGCGGCCGAGCGCATGGGCACCACCCCGGAGGACGCGCTGAAACGTATCCTGGCGGGCCAGGCGCACGCGGGCTCCATTGACCCGGAGCTCCTGCTGCTCTTGGGTGGGGGCGCCGGTGCGGCTGCTGGCGGGGCTGCTATTGCGTCCCAGGGGGCATCCGATGGCGGACATTGACCCCAACCTGATGGCGGCGATGCTGCAGCACGACCCGCAGGACCCGGGACCTCCGGGCGCGCAGTTCCTGGGCGGCGCGCTCAAGGGCATGATCTGGGACCCGATCAAGGGCGCCTTCACGCTTGCCGGCAACATCGCCGACACCGCCTACCGCCCGGACGACCCGGAGACCGAGGCGATGCTCACCTCCACCGGCCAGGGACTCGCGCAGACCGCGATGCACCCCGCCCAGGCGGTCGCGAACGCCGCCACCGATCTCTACCACCACGTCACGAGCGGCAACCCGGCCGAGGTCGGCGAGACGCTCGGCAGCTTCGTGTCCCCCACGCGCCTGATGGACGCGGGCACCGCGGCGCGTGACATCTGGGCGGGGCGCAAGTCCCCGGTCTACAGCAGCGAGGCGGCGGAGATCGCGAAGGACATGCGCGACCAGGGCCACACCGAGCGCTCCATCTACGACACGACCTACGACCCGGCCCTGGGTGGGGGCATGTGGAACCCGCCCCCGCAGTGGGGGCAGAGTGATCCGTGGCAGTGGATCTCCGACAAGGAGGCCGCGCTGCAGCCGGGCACGCTGAAGGAGTTTGAGGCGGAGGCGCAGCGCCAGGCGGAGTCGTTCCACGAGAACGTACTGCGCGGCCGCCCCGTCGTCATGGATCCGGGTGACGCCCCGCGCGAGCTCGGCCGCAGCGAGCGGCGCGACGTGCTCTCCGATCTCACCGAGAAGAACGATCCGGGGCACTGGGACGCGCGCACGCTGAAGTCGCCGCAGGACCTCTACACCACGCCCCTCATGGGCGCGCGCCTCTCGGCGCCGCAGAACGTGACGCGCACCAGGTACACCCTGGGCGAGCTCCTGGAGCCGGACTGGAAGGGCTTCCAGGCCTACCCCGGGCTGCGCGACCAGCCCGTCTATGTCACGCCCTGGGCGCCCGAGTACGGCCAGTTCGTTGATGCCTGGGGCGGCGCGCAGGCGCCGCACTTCCAGCACGGGCTGCAGGCCGGCGAGATGTCCGTGGGCGGCGGCATGTTCGCCAAGTCCAACAAGACCTGGAACGCGCCCAACGTGGTCGACACGCTCCTGCACGAGGGCGGCACGCACGGTGTCGCCGACTTCGAGGGCTTCCCGCAGGGCGCCGGTCTCGGGCACGCCCTGGGCTTTGACAAGCGCATCACCCAGGCGCTCATGAGCGACACGAGCCTCTCGGAGGGCGACCGCGCCTTCCTGGAGGCGCGCCAGCACCAGGTGCGCATGGCCGGCTACGACCCACGCAGCGGGCAGCTCGAACCGTTCCAGGCGTACCTCAACCAGGCGGGGGAAGCGAACGCGCGGCTGCCCGGTGAGGTGATCCGCGCGCAGAAGCGCCAGCCCAACGATCGCATCTACCCCTGGGAACGCTACGAGTACACGGGCACCACGGTGAGCCCGGGGCAGATGCTCGTGCGCGGGGATCCGTTCGGCATGGTGCACCCGATGTACCACCCGATGACGCCGCCGCACCTGCGCGACATCATCAGTAACCAGATGATTACCCCGATCGCGGGGCGCGACCTCAGCCGCGGCACCACCCCGCCGGAGCAGCTCGCCCTGGGCCTGCGCCGCGCGTCGCAGCGCAAGCCCAAGGTGCCGCCTCAGTAGATCCCGTTGCCCTCGGGCGGGTTGTCGGGATCGATCTGGGCACCGCGCGTTGCACGCAGCGCCCGCCTGGCCTCCACGCCCTTACGCCCGAGCGCGCGGTAGTACTCGCTATCGCCGCGGCGCTTGGTGGGGCCCTTCACCTTCCCGCCCTTGCGCTGGAATGCCTTCACCGTCTTCATCGCCGGTTCCCCTGGGCTGATACCTTCGGTCGCGACCAGATCTTAACCCCGGGGATCACCGCCTTCTCCTTGAGCGCGTGCACCACGCCGCGGATCTTCGCGTGGTCGAGGACCTTGTACTCGGCCGGCACCAGGGACTCGTCCGTCACCTCGTAGACCCACTCCGTGCCGAAGCCCATGCCGCGCGCCTTGGGGGCGAGCACCTCGGGCTCCTTCACCACGACCGCCTCCGCGCGCGCCGCGAGCTCGGCCGCCCGCTCCGACCGGCCCCTGGCGGCGGCCGCATCCGCGCGCCGCTGCAGCTCCGCCTGCTCCTCCTGCGCCTTGCGGATCGCCTCCCGGCGCTCGGCCTCGACCTTGGCCTGCTCGGCCGCCTGGAACGTCCCCAGGGCGCCCTTGATGACGCGCTCGATCTTCTCCAGCTGCTCGCGCGGGCTCCTGAACCAGCTGTTGATCGCGAGCAGCGCCTGGTTGAGCGGCCCGGTGGCGGACAGGCGCATCTCCTCCAGGTTCTTCTTCGCCGTCATCACGTCGCGCAGCCGCTGGCTCTCCAGCTGGAAGTGCGAGCGATCGCTAATCACGATCGCGTTCACCTGGTCCGCCTGCGCCTGGGCGTAGCGCACGATGTCGTGCGCGCCGGCCGGGATCGCCGCCGGTTGCGGTTCCATCATCTCAATTCCCGTCGACATCAGTCCCTCCTATCAATCGCAAGTAGTTGTGCATCTGCAAGGGTGTCACAAATGCGGTTGTCCAGTACAGTTCGCGGAAGATCTCCCAGTCGCGCTCCTCCGCCGCCGGCAGCTGCGCGAAGAGAACCTGGAGGAAGCGGAACTCCCCCCAGGTCATCTCCCGCGACAGCACGTGCCGGAAGGCCTCCTGGTCCTCAGGCGTGAGCGTCGCGTACGCCATCAGAGCGGCGCCCGCACCACCACGAAGCGACCCTTGCCGTAGATGTCCGGCCCATAGTCGCGCGCCTCGCGGCTGGTGCGGAACCACCGCTGCCGGGAGGTCCAGTCCAGACCCGAGAGCGGGTTGAACCCGATCAGGCCCCACTTGTAGCTCTTGGTGGGCACGGTCGACAGCCGCACCGGCTCCTTCTCCGGTGAGATCGCCGCCAACGTCACCGACTTCCTGCGGCCCACGTTAAGCGCGCCTCCGACGCGCCTGGATGTGCACCACGTTGCCCGAGCTCACGGCGTCGAGCCGGTCGCCCAGGACCTGCAAGCG